CAATTCGCTGGTCGGTACATCGACCATCGGTTTGGCAAGAGATTCTATCGGCCTTGCGATGGGGCTGGAGCAGCAAGCCTCACGCTGGGTTGGAAATGGTGCGCGGCCTTCCGGTGTGTTGAAAGCCAAGACTAGATTATCTGAACCGGCAGCCCAGCGCCTCAAACAACAATGGCAGTCCTTTACCGGTGGTTTGCAGAATGTCGGTCAAACGGCGGTGCTTGAGGAAGGTGTCGAATGGCAACAGGTTCAGCTTACATCGGTCGATCTTGAATTCATTCAACAGCGCAATTTACAAATCGCCGATATCGCACGGTTCTATGACGTTCCGTTAAGTCGCCTTAGTGCCTTGGGAAATAGTGCAAGCAAGATTACACCTGCCGAGGAAGAACAGGCTTACGTCAATCACACGGTGATGCCCGATCTGGTGATCGCCGAACAGAAAATCGCGCAAGTGTTCGGCCTTGATGACGAAGGAATCGAAGTTGATTTCGATGAAGGCCAGCTTCTCCGCGCCGACATCATGACCCGATATAACGCCGCAAGGCTTGGTGTGCTTACCGGCATTCTGACACCGAACGAAGTTCGCCGTTCCGAAGGTCTGCCGCCGATGGAAGGTGGCGACAAACTTATGGTGCCCGCCAATACCGCAGCCCTTGGTTCCGATATGACCGGCACGGCGCCCGATGGTGCTGGCCGTCCTGAAAGTGGAAATCTTCCTAAGCCCGGCGTCGGCACAAGTGGTGATCCCGATCCGCAATTAGACCCGCAAGGCGAACTCTAAATCACTGGAGAAAACGTATGACGATGATGCGCGCGGCGGTTGCCGCACAAATTAACGCGCTTGGCGAAAATGAAGTCGAGGTCATTATTTCGACTTCGGCATTGGCGCGCGATGGCCACATTCTGGAGCCGTCCGGCTGCGATCTGTCGAACTATCAGGCCAATCCGATTGTCCTCTGGCAGCACAATCCGGATGTGCCGGTGGGTCGCGCCGCCGATCTTGTGGTCGAAGGCGACAAAATTCGTGCCCGCATTACCTTCGCGCCTGTCGGTATTTCACCGAAGGCTGACGAAGTGCGCGGCCTTGTCAAAAACGGAATCGTATCGGGTGTGTCTGTCGGCTTCGATGTGATCGACGCCGAACCCCTTGATCCCAAACAACCGCGCGGCGGCCAACGCTTTACGAAGTGGGAGCTGCTGGAATGTTCTTTTTGCTCTGTACCGGCCGATCCTGGCGCGGCGGTAACGGCACGGGCACAAACAAAGGAGAAAAACGCCATGACTACCCAGACAAGGGCGGGCAAGAAACTGTCCGCCGCTACCAAAAAGCAGCTTGATGACGCGCAAGATCACCTGAAACGGGCAATGGAACGCCACAAGGAACTTGGCGATCAAATGGATAATATTCGAGAAGCCCGTGACGATGGCAGTGAAGATATGCGTGCCGAAATCGGCGATCTTCACGAAGACGCCGCCGATGCCCACCGCGCCTTGGGTCGTTCATTGAAACGCTGCCAGCGTTGCCTTCGCACCGCCATGAAAAATCCGAAGGCTAAAGAGCCGGATGATGACGATGACGAGGAAGAAGATACCGAAAACTCGGCTGGCGATGGCAATGATGATGACCAACGCAATGCAGATTTTCGTCGTCGCAGGGCTGAACTTAAAGCCTTGTCTCGTAAAACCTAATTTCAGGCGGCGCATTTCGTGTGCCGTTTGAAGCCCGAACCCGCCCTTGGGCAAGGCGTTATAGACCGCTGTGATAGCGGCCTGTCCCTTTAGATGGAGCCTAATCAATGCCTAAAATCGCTGAACTGTTGCAACAACGTGCGCGCGCCTTCGATGAGTTCAAGGTTCTCGCCGAAAAAGCAACCCTTACCGAAGCCGAACAAGCAGACTACGAAACCAAGAAACGTGCTGTCACCGACCTCGATGCGCAAATTACCCGTGCCAAGGAAGCGCAAGCGCTTTCCGCAGGCACCGCGCAGCCGGTTGCCGGACAGGAAACGCCGGAAGGAAAAGTAGCCGCCAAGGTTGAAACCGACAAATACATCAAGGAACGCAGCCTCGTTATCGGCGCTGCGGCCAAAATGATGGCGTATGGCGGTGGCAATCTGTTCAATGCCCGCCAGGCATCGATGGAGGTTTACGGCGAAAGCCATCCCGTGACACGCGCCTTGGTGGCATCGACTGGCCCTGCCGGTGGTTTCATCGTTCCGCCTGACTACATGAACGAGATCATTGAACTGTTGCGTCCTGCAGCGGTGGTGCGCGGCTCCAATCCGCGTGTCATTCCGATGCCTCGCGGCACAATGACCTTGCCCGGTCAGGCAAGCCCCGCAACGGCGAGTTACGGTACTGAAAACTCGCAGATTGCGTCTTCGCAGCAAACCCTTCGCCAGATTGTCGCAAGCTTCAAGAAATTGACAGCCCTTGTGCCGATCTCGAATGACTTGATGCGTTATGCCGATCCTGCGATTGACGCGATGGTGCGCGATGATCTTGTCGAAGTGATTGCGCTCCGTGAAGACCTTGCGTTCCTGTTGGGCGACGGTACGCAAGCGGCACCGATGGGCTTTACCGGCTTTGCCAATTTATGGGCAACGTCCCAAGGCGGCACGGCGGGTATGTGGAGCGCAACGGCTGACTCGACGGCGGCCGTGAACGGTAATCCCGGCAATACGCTGCTCGGCCAGAACGGTGGTAACTTCATCACCTCGAACGAGACCTACACAGAAACAACGGTGGTCAATGAATTGACGGGTCTAATCAACCGATTGGATACCGCCAACGTTACCGAACGGCGTCGCTGCTGGTTTATGCATCCCCGAACTTATAACTACCTGTTCGGCTTGCTGAACTCGCTTGGTCTCTATGTCTTCCGCGACGAATTGTCGAAGGGCACGCTTTACGGCTATCCGTTCAAGAAGACCACCCAGATTCCGACCAATATCTGGGATACGACCGGCACGAACAAGGATTGCTCGTTCATCATCCTCGCAGAAATGAACGAAGCGATGATCCTCGATAGCATGAGCCTTGAATTGGCCGTGTCGCGTGAAGGCACTTACACCGATGCCAATGGCAATACGGTGTCGGCGTTCCAATACGACCAGACCTTGATCCGTGCGATTGCCGAACACGACTTCCAGCTACGGCACGACTCCGGTTGTGCCATTCTGCAATTCGTTCGTTGGGCACCTGCGGTTCAATAAGCGACGAAAATCTAAGCAGCCCAGAAAGCAGCCGTTTCATCAACGGCTGCTTTTTTTCTTTCCCAAAAAACAAGGAGAAACCCTATGTCTTCACTCACCGCCATCCATAATATTGGTTCTTATGTCGTACCCATCACCAGCGTTTTCCCTGAAAGCGCGGCTGCAGGCACGATCAACGGTGCCAGCATCGACCGCGCTTTACACAACATGCCGCAATCTTGCGTCTTGCATCAGGTGGTTGGCGCCGAAAGCGGTGCCCCGACCACGGCCAGCGTGCAAACCACCCTGGAGCATTCGCCTGATAATTCGACATGGAGCAACTTTCAGATCGGATCGACTGTTCAGCAAACGGCAGCCCTGACGGCGGCCAATAGCGAGAACACCGCATCCATCGATCTGGCGGGTGCCTATCGTTTTATCCGCGCGCAAACAGTTGTCGCTTTCACCGGCGGTACGTCGCCCGCGATCCAAGTCGCAGCCGATATCATCCTCGGTGGTGAACGCGAACTGGCGGCGGTGTAACCGATGAAAATGGTTGAACTCACCCGCGAAATGCGCCCGCACCATGCGGGTGAGAAACGGGTCGTACCCGATGCATTAGCTGAAAAGCTGATCGCATCGGGCGATGCCAAGGCTTGTGTCAGCGTTTACGACAAAGCCACTACGCCTGCCTCCGGTGGACGTACTTACAAAACCCGTAAAAAGGTCTGATATGCCGATTAGGATCGTTTCAACCGTATTGACGGCTGCGTCAAGCTATGACCTGACGACGCTCGATAATATCAAAGACGATCTGGCGATACCGAATACGGATACATCGAGCGATACCACGCTTGCGCGTTACATCACCGAGCAATCCATGATGGTAGCGCAATATTGCAATCGGGTGTTTCCGATTGAGGCCGTGCAGGACGTTATCTATCCCGACCGTGATCCGTATCCCTACCAAGTGACGGGTATGCTACCGGAGTTGCAGCTTTCGCGCTGGCCGCTTGTCGCTATCACTTCGGTAACGGATACGGTAGCGGTCAATGTGGCCAACACTTTGACCGAAGGCACGGATTTTGTCGTCGATGAAGCGCGCGGCTGGCTGACGAAAATCGACCCGAACACGGGCTATCCTACTGGCTGGAGTCCCGATCAATATACGGTTCAGTACACGGCCGGATATTTTGAAGCCGGTTCTGGCACACCACCCGCCGATCTTGAAATGGCTGTTTTACGCATGGTGACGGCTCGTTTTAAGGCGCGAGGCCGCGATCCTTATCTGCGCTCTCAAGGCGAACCCGGCGTGGGCAACGAACAATACTGGATCGGCGCTTTGCCTGGGCAAACGGGGCCTTTCCCGCCCGATATCGCCGCCGTCCTCGAAAAATATCGCGTACCTTTGGCGACCTGAACATGGATTTTGATGCAGTCATAACTGGCGACACCGCCATTGAGGCAAGTTTTGCCAAATGGCCGGAAGAAATTCGTGCCAGCCTTTACAAGCGTATCGAAGCCCTGACCCAAGAACTCTATGCGCGTGTTGTGGCGTCAGCACCTGAAAGAACGGGCGATCTCAAAAACGAGTTTATGTTCAAGGTTTACGACAATACCGATAGCGTCAAAGGCGTTGTCACGCTCGAAGGTAAACTTGACCCCAAGGAATATGCCAAAGCCGCCGCCTTGGAATATGGCGCGCATCGAACGGCTAAGGTTAAGAAATACCGGCGCACGATAAGCGAGGCTTTCGGACGCTCGATTTCGCCGATGCGCATTCAGGTCAAGAATTATAGCCGCCAACCCAACATCCAAGAATACGCCTTTCTGCGCGGTGGCCTTGCCTCGATGGAAGCCGAGGCGGTGGCGGAACTGAACGCGGCGATCAACGAAATCATCAAGGAATAACCTATGCGCGAAGAGATTATCGAGGCGCTGTTTCAGCTTGCGCTGACGGCGGCAACCTTCAACACGAGCAATCGCCGTCTGCAGCTTTGGAGCAAGGTGGCAAGTTTTCCGGCGTTATTCATTCAATCGGTGGGTACGCATTATGCGCCGCGTGAAG